CCGATAGTCACGTAGGAGTCCTTCGTACCCCCACCGACTATTACCCTGGACCACACGCTTAGTCTTAACTTCGCGTCGGAACCGGCGTGCTGCTGCCAGCACGCGTGGTCTACGGTAAGATTTCACTCGATCCTCTCCTCTTAGCAATAAGAGGAGGCTCGTACTTTGCCGGAGTTTTCCAGCAAGGGACTGCACGGATTGTGAACCCACCTGCGGCTCAGCCGTAAGGTTATTGAGAATTTTCTCAAAAGCCTTTGTCTCATAGTAGCTCTCCCTGCGGATATCAGTGGGCGGTACAATGCTAAGTCCCCCGCCAAAGAGCAATCGCTTCAATGGCATTTGGGAGACATAGCTCCTCCATTGAGGGGCACAGACTAACGAGGTCTTTAGTCCGCCCTTCAATCGAATTCCACCAAGACCTGGGTCCGCCCCAAGGGGCAAACCTAGCTTGGTGGCGAGGGACCACTCACGCCTAAACCGCGTCTTTCTCCAAAGGCCCCCTCGTGCGCACTCGATTGCTCGAATGCACAGAGGCAGTGAATACCAATCCACTGTACCTTTGGAGCCACCGGAAGGAGCTACCCATGAGCTTAATAGGTCGAACTTCTGAGGCCGTCCGCGGAAATAAGGGATTTCTACGAACAAGCCTTTAGAACGGTGGACGAACGATTTCGCGTCCGAAACCACCCCACCCAACGACCTGATGTCCTCTTTCAAGGGCTCAATGGCTCTGCGAGGCAAATAGCCCAGCAAGTCATCTCCACATGTCGCAACCTTCTTACTATTAAGCGCCTGGTTCTCCCAGGCGTACAGGCTGACAAGTGGTAGTAGCGCCCATGATGTGGGATCCCCCATCATGGCACCACGCTTAGAGATAATGGCGGGTCGGGAATAATCCTCTCCCAAACCAACATCTCTCGCTCTGTCGTTGATCCTCTGAATCCAGAGATCCACGGCGGCCGAATAGGCCTCCAGAGCGGACATCACCTGCTCATATGTGATGTCTACCGAAGTTAGCATGGGGCCACCCCCTTGCACAACATCTTTCGGTTCTACTTTGTACGTCCACTGCACTGGAGCCACCCCCTCACTACCGACGGCTAACACCTTCGGGCCAGCGAAATGTCCATGACTGAACGTCTCGCAACCAGGAGGGCAGGAGCCAGTAAGCTTCGTAGTCAGTAGATAAGCCCACTCCATCATTTCTGAGGAGATCAAGACCACTACTGTGGGACTCACTTGTTGGGTCGTTAGACCGGCAGATGCGTACAATCCCGGCTTCACAGCCGAGGAGAGCAGATGTCC